AACAATGCCTATACGCGCAGCGTATCCGTTTACATGATGACGGCGATGGCCGGGCGGCTGCTGCATCCCGGCTGCAAGGCGGACATGGTGCCGGTGCTGGTCGGTGCGCAGGGCATCGGCAAGAGCTGGGGTGTGCACGAGCTGGTGCCCGCTAACGATTTCGTCGAAGAGGTCAACCTGCTCGAGCGCGACGCCGACCTGGCGCGTCGCATGAAGGGCAAGCTCGTCATAGAGATCGGCGAGCTGCGCGGGCTGCACAGCAGGGATATGGAGAGCATCAAGGAGTTCATCACCCGTCAACATGAGAGCTGGGTGCCGAAGTATCAGGAGTTCGCCAAGAAATATCCGCGGCGCTGCATCTTCATCGGCACCACCAACCAGCAGGAGTTCCTTGCTGACACAACGGGCAACCGGCGGTGGCTGCCGGTTGTCTGCGGCAAGGTGGACGTGCAGGCCATTAAGCGTGACCGGGAGCAGCTCTGGGCGGAGGGGATACATTTCTATGATCTCATCGGCGGTATCGCGTGGAACGGTGCGCAGACCCTCGCTGAAGCCGAGCACGACAACTATCGCATGACGGACACCTGGGCTGACGAGATCGAGCGCTGGCTGCACGAAGAGGACGAGCCTGAGGGCACCAGCCCGGCGTCGCGCGGCAACATTCGCGTGGCGGATATACTGCAAAAAGCGCTGCACTTCGACCTGAAGAACGCAAGGCGCAGCGACGAGATGAGAGTGGCCTCAATTTTGCGCGAGATGGGTTACAAAAAACTCGATACGCGGATCGACGGCAAGAAGACAAAGGCGTGGGCTTTGGACGCGAGGAGAGCGTGATGGAGCTACCTGTTCCTACCTTTTATCAACCTTTAGCCATACATATTTTTTATGAAATATAGGGGTATAGGTGCTCTCTGGGGAAAGGTAGAGCTTTAGGTAGGTACAGGTAGGGGCAGGTAGGAACAAATGACAAAAGCGGGGCGATGAACGCGTAATTTTCTGCGAGTTGGGGGTTTTTTACGAGATGGTCAAAAAAAGATACAGTTACGGCGTCAATCGGCACGGCCACCCCCTCGGCGAGGCGCACCCGAACGCAAAACTGACCGATGAGCAGGTCGAGCAGATCAGAACGCTGTACGAAAATGGGGGTACGAGCTACCGCCAGATCGCCAAGCTGTTCGGGGTGCCGCGCAGCACCATTTCGGATATCTGTTCCTTCCGCCGCCGGGCGTGCACGCCAGCCGATTACCGGACGAAGGTGATCGAGGTCAAGGAGGGCTTCACGGTGACGCCTGGCTGGTGGAAGCTGCCGCCGAAGTGACGCAGTACGCGTGACCAGTGCGCAACGGTTTTATCGTTGGGCATGGTGGCACGAATTAAATACAGTCCTGAATTAGCTGCGAAAATCTGCGAGTTGATCGCGGAAGACCCGCGGCGTTTGTCTACCATCGTGGACGAGCACGACGATCTGCCTGATGCGAGCACGGTATGGCGGTGGCTTGCATTGCACCAAGAGTTCCGAGACATGTACGCGCGTGCGCGCGAACAGCAGATGGAAGCGATGGCGGAAGAAACGCTTGACATCGCCGATGAGACGAACCGCGATACGATCATCAAGAAGGGCAAAGACGGCAGCGAATACGAAGCGCCCGATGCCGAGTGGATCGCGCGCAGCAAGCTGCGCGTCGACACGCGGAAGTGGCTTATGTCGAAGCTCGCGCCAAAGAAATACGGCGACAAGATCACCAACGAACTCACCGGGCCTAACGGCCAACCCCTCGGCAACTTGAGCGACGAGCAGATCGCGGCTGCGCTCAACAAGTTGTCGGAGCGTGTCGCACCAAAGCATGACGACGATGTCAGCGATCTCGTATAGCGCAGAGCAGATCGCGGCCATGCCGCCATCGCAGCGCGCGTTCGCTGCGCAGCTCGCCGCAACGTATCTCGCATCATTGCCGTTATGGGAGCCGCTCGAAGGCCCGCAGACGATGGCCTTCGAGAGCATCGCCGACATCATCGGATATGGTGGCGCAGCCGGTGGCGGCAAGACCGATCTCGCGCTCGGCAAAGCGATCATGTGTCACCGGCGCGTCGCTGTGTTTCGTCTCAACGGTACAGAGCACACCGCGTTCGTTGATCGTCTCGAAGAGGTGCTCGGAACGCGCGACGGCTTCAACGGCAAGGACGGCATCTGGCGCACAACGATCCGCAGGCCGGGCAATCAGAACTGCAAAGTGCAGATCGAGCTTGGCTCCGTGCCGAACGATGGCGACGAGCGCAAGTATCGCGGACGCCCGCATGACCTCAAGGTGTTCGACGAGGCGAGTGAAATCCCCGAGCATCAAATACGCTTTCTCATGGGCTGGCTGCGCACGACCGATCCGAAGCAGCGCTGCCAGGCGCTGCTCTGCTTCAACCCGCCCACGTCGGCGGAGGGACGCTGGATCATCAAGTTCTTCGCGCCCTGGCTCGATCCCGCGCATCCGTGTCCGGCATTGCCGGGCGAGCTGCGTTGGTTCGCGATGTGCGCAGGCGAAGAGATCGAGATGCTCGACCATCGCCCGTTCGTCGTGGTCAACGACAAGCCCGTGTTCGAGTTCAACCCCAAAGACTACAAGCCTGCCGACATCATCAAGCCGGAGTCGCGCACGTTCATCCCGGCGAAAGTCACCGACAACCCGCACCTCGTAGGAACCAATTACATGTCAAAGCTGCAAGCACTACCCGAGCCGCTGCGTTCGCAGATGCTCTACGGCGATTTCCAGGCGGGCATCGAAGACGATGCGCTGCAAGTCATTCCGACGAAGTGGGTCGAGATCGCGATGGCGCGATGGGCCGAGCCGCCGAAGCGCACCGAGATGCTCTCGCTCGGGTGCGACCCCGCCCGCGGCGGCAAGGACAACACGATCATCATGACGCGTCACGCTGGCAACTGGTACGCGCCGCCGCTCGCCTATCCCGGCACGCAGACGCCCGACGGCCCGATGGTGTGCGGCCTCGTGATCGCCGCATCGCGTGACGGCACACCGCAGCATATCGAGATCAACGGCATCGGTTCGTCGCCGTTTGACTTCCTCAACCAGGCGAAGCAGCCGGTCTACGGTATCGATGTGAGCACCAAGTCGAGCGCGACCGACAAGTCCGGCATGCTCACGTTCTTTAACGTGCGCTCCGAGATGTGGTGGAAGATGCGCGAAGAACTCGACCCCGCGAACAACACCGGCATCCAGCTCCCGCCTGACGCGCGCCTCAAGGCCGACCTCACGGCACCGAAGTGGAAACCGGAGGGCCGCAAGATACAGGTCGAGAGCCGCCAGGATATCGTCGACCGCCTGAAGCGCTCGGCGGACTGGGGCACCGCGTGCTGCCTTGCGCGCTTCGACACGCCCAAGGTTTCGTTCATCACGGCGGCAGCGAGCAGCCAGCAGCGCGAATACGATCCATATTCCGGCGGTACGCGTGACAACGGAGCACGGCCTTACGATCCATATAGCAACATTTAGGCAACCACAGGACTGTTATGCTCGAGATCAATTACAGCACCGTCGCAGAACTGGAAGCCGCGCCGAACTTCGGCGCGTTGCTCGACGAGTATGCTGCTGAGAGCGCGATCCACGGTCTGCCCCACCCCAAAGCCAAGATGGAACTGTACAAGCTCATGGAGACGACGGGCGTGCTCGAAGCGGTGGGCGCGTGGGCGGACGACAAGCTGATCGGCTTCATCACGGTGACGACCTGCGTTCTGCCTCACTATGGCGAATACATATCCGCCACCGAGAGCTTCTTTGTTTCCAAAGCCGAGCGTAGCACTGGCGCAGGATTACGATTGCTACGCGCAGCCGAGTGTATCGCCCGCAGGCTCAACGCCAAGGGACTGCTGATCTCTGCGCCCATCGGCGGGACGCTCGCCGAAGTGCTTGAGCTGACCGATTACCGCGAGACTAACCGCGTATTCTTCAAAGGGTTCGCAATGAACAGCGTGGCCACCACGCACAACACCATCCCAGCAATGACCGACGAAGCCGTCGGCAAGGTGCGCGCTCTCGAGAGCGTCGTCGCCGCGTTGCCACAGATCAAAATGGACACCAATCACGTTCTGCACGCTGGCATGTATGCCCGCACCGTTATGATCCCCGCCGGAGCGATCATCACCGGAGCGCTCATCTCGGTGCGCACAACGCTCATCGTCTCGGGCCATTGCCACGTTTATCTCGATGGCAAGGATCACGAAATGATCGGCTACAACGTGCTCGCCGCCGAGGCGCACCGCAAGCAGGCGTTCGTCGCCGTGACAGACACGCATCTCACCATGCTCTTCAAGACCAACGCGATGTGCGTTGCCGATGCGGAGGAAGAGTTCACCGATGAAGCGCACCTGCTCATATCGAGGGCAGAAGGCGCTATCAACCACATTACCGTAACGGAAGGGGCATAGACATGTCAGGAGTAACCGCCGGAACTTATCTCACGGTCGCCGCTATGGCGGCAAGCGCAGCTCTTAGCTATAGCAACGCGCAGAAGCAGGCGGGTGCCGCGAAGAACGCCGCGTCGATGGAAGACGCCAACGCGAAGAAAACGCTGGCTGCCAGCGAAGAGGCGCAGAACCAGGCCAACCAGAATAAGCCTGCCATCCCCGGCGTCGGCGCTATGGGCGGCAAAGGGCCGGGCGGCGGTATCGGCAGCACGATGCTGACAGGGCCGACGGGCGTCGATCCTAATTCACTCGCACTCGGTAAGAGCACACTGCTCGGGGCATAAAAGTGGCGAAGAAGTCGGACAGCGAGGTCAAAGTTCCAGCACCCAAGCGCCCTGATCTCGACAGGCGCTGGGCTTCGCTGCTGCTTGAGCGCTCGAGCTGGATGGCGCACTGGAAAGACATCTCGACGTACATGCTGCCGCGCTCCGGCAGGTTCTTCCTCGAAGACCGTAACCGCGGCGAGAAGCGCCACAACAACATCTATGACAGCACCGGTACGCGCGCCCTGCGTATCCTGGGCGCTGGCCTTATGGGCGGCGCGACATCCCCGGCGCGTCCGTGGTTTCGCCTGGCGACGCCCGATCCCGATCTGAATAAGCGCGAAGAGGTCAAGGTTTACCTCAACAACATCACGCGCATGATGCACGACATCTTCCAGCGCTCGAACACCTATCGCACGCTGCACAGCATGTACGAAGAGCTGGGCGCGTTCGGCACCGGCGCGTCGATCTTCATGGATGATTACAAAAGCGTCATCCGCCACTGCCCGCTCACCGTGGGCGAATATTGCCTCGGGCAGAACTATAACAAGGAAGTCAACGTGCTTTACCGCGAGTTCCAGCAGTCCGTTGCTGGCGTGGTGGGCGAGTTCGGATACAAGAATTGCAGCAGGACGGTGCAGGCGCTCTACGACCGTGGCTCTCTCGAGACGTGGGTTACCGTCGTTCACGCCATCGAGCCGCGCGGCGACCGCGATCCGCGCATGTCCGATAACAAGAACATGCCGTGGAGTTCCGTTTACTTCGAACGCGGGCAAAGCCCCGACCAGGTGCTGCGCGAGAGCGGTTTCAAACAGTTCCGCGTCCTGGCACCGCGTTGGGCTGTCACCGGCGGCGACGTCTACGGCAACGGCCCGGGCATGGAAACGCTCGGCGACGTGAAGCAGTTGCAGCACGAGCAGCTCCGCAAGGCCAAGGGCATCGACCTTATGACCGATCCGCCGTTGCAGGTGCCCAGCTCGCTGAAGAACAGGCACCTCGACCGCATGCCCGGCGGCATCTCGTTCACCGATGGCGCTGGCGGCCAGAAGGTTGAAACGCTGTTCGATGTGCGTCTCGACCTGTCGCATCTCCTCGCGGACATCCAGGACGTCCGCGGACGCATCAACGGCTCGTTCTACACCGATCTGTTCCTCATGCTCAGCCAGAACCAGGACAATCGCAAGACCGCGACCGAAGTCGCGGAGCTGCACGAAGAGAAGCTGCTCATGCTCGGCCCCACGATGGAACGCCTAAGCAACGAGCTGTTCTCGCCGATGATCGACCTCACGTTCTCGCGCATGCTGAGTATCAGACTGCCGAACGGTCAAGGCATCCTGCCGCCGCCACCGCCTGCGCTGCAAGGGCAAGACCTCAACATCGAATACATCTCGATGCTCGCGCAGGCGCAAAGCGCGATCAGCACCAACGGCACCGACCGCTTCGTCACCAACCTCGGCCAGGTGGCGCAGTTCAAGCCCGGCGTGCTCGACAAGTTTAACGAGGACAAGTGGGCCGACAGCTACAGCGACATGCTCGGCGTCGATCCCGAGCTGATCGTCGGCGACAACCAGGTCGCAATC